AAGCAATGAAGATAGAACTACAGATTAGTTTATTCGTAGTTTTAATGCTAGTCTTAATCTTAAACTATGGTTAAAGACCCGAGGATGAAAGTATGAATAAGTGTTCAATAACAGCGTTTTTAGTAGGTATTACGATAACTGTATCAAGTTTAGCCTTTTTTGGACAGATGATGCAGATGCCAAGTAAGGGGTTTCAGATGGGTTCACAGATGATTATGCCTCAGCAACCTCAGGAATGTGTTTGTAACTGTAAGGTCAACTAGCCGCCTAGTAGAATAATAAGATGTTTTAAGGCATAATAACAAATAAAGTATTTCGGAGAAAATAATGGGCACATGTACAATAGAACAAGGGGAAGAACTAGGGTTATCTGTTCAGATTGAAGATGGGACTAGCACAGGCTTATACCCACGCGCAATTGTTACTGATGATTCAGGTAGTACTATCACAGGAGGTACTGTAGACCTAACCGTAGCTAGCTCCACTGGAATGTACTACAACGCAGGTACTGCACTAGCTATGCCTAATAACGCGTTTGTAACAGCTACTTATATCATCTACACAGACTCAGGGCATACTACAGAGTCTACTGTTTACCTACGCTCATCAGACGTGTTTATGCGCGGCGGGGAAGTCTCCGCAGACGTTACTAAGATTAGCGGCTCTACTAGCGCCTCTGATAAATTAGAGGCTAATATTCTACTTACAATCGACAGCTCTATTAACGACGCAACCCCAAGCACCACGTCATTCGATACTAATCTAACTGAGGCAGATACAGACGCATATGTAAACAGAGAGGTACATATGACTAGTGGTGATGCAGCAGGTGAGGTTGGCAAAATTACAGGATATAACGGAACAACTAAGGTATTGACACTTAGCCCAGGGTTAAATACAACACCATCTAACACAGATACATTTACAATATTCTAAGAGGTTATAAATGAGTTCCAGACTAGGGTTTTTTGGGTATGCTCGAAGAGCACGATTTGACGACAGTATAGATGTCTCTCTCGCCCTATTACAGATTGTTAGCTACTCAGTCACTCCTACCGAAGGTGTACACGTAGACTCAGGTACACTCACACTAACCGGCTATGGTGTTTCGCTGGAAGAGATATCTAGCGTAGACCAAGCAGCAATAGCGCTAGTAGGTAAGGATGTAACAATAGAGGGGGACATCTCTATCGACTTGGCAACTATCGCCTTGTCTGCTTACAATATCTCATTACTAGAAGATGTAAATATAGATGTTGCGGGTATTGCGTTAGTAGGTAAAGATGTAACAATAGAGGAAAGTTTTAGTATAGACCAGGCTAGTATGCAGCTAGTAGGTAAGGATATAACAATAGTATTAGATAGTACCATATCCGTAACAGGACTAAGTACTACAGCCTCTATTTCATCCCCTACCATATGGACTGAGGTGGCAACAGAAGATACAGACACATGGGTGGAAGTCCCAGCAGGATAATTAATTTAGGAGACCAGAGATGGCATCAACGTACACAGGTAATTTAGGGTTTGAAAAGCAGGCAGACGGAGAGAACTCCTCTACTTGGGGGCAGAAGGTAAACACTGTTTTTGATTTAATTGAGGACGCCATATCAGATGTAGGTGCTATCTCTATGACATCTGATGCAGATAAGACACTAACTGATAATGATGGCTCGGTTGATGAGTCCAGAAGTGCGGTACTTGAAGTCACCTCCTCGGTATCTCTTACGGCGACACGCTCTGTTATTGTACCCACATCTGATAAAGTATATATAGTTAAAAATGGTACATCGGGCTCTCAATCAATAACTGTAAAAACATCAGCGGGTACTGGAGTGACTATTAAGAATGGAGAGAAACGCTTTGTGTACTGTGATGGCACCAATGTAGTAGAGGCAATAACCTCTATAGGAGCGCTGACACTAGATAGTCCATTAGCGGTAGCTCAGGGCGGTACAGGGGCTACTTCTGCTAGTGCTGCACTGACAGCACTAGGGGGACAGACGCAGTCAGATGTACTAGACGACTTGGCAGGATTAACACAAGCTGCTGATAAACTACCCTACTTCGACTCATCTACTACAGCGGCACTGGCTTCATTCACGACGTTCGCCAGAACAATATTAGACGATGCAGACGCATCAGCTGTCAGAACAACATTAGGACTAGGTACCTTGTCTACTAAGAGTACCATTGCCTCGACTGATATAACTAACGGAACTATTGCGACTGCTGATATTGCGGCAGACGCTATCGACGGAACCCTAATTGCAGACGATGTTGTGCTGGGCGGTAACCCAACTACTACAACACAGACAACAGGTAACAATACAACTAGAGTGGCTACAACTGCTTTTGTAAGTACAGAATTAGGTAGTTACGCCCCACTAGCCAGCCCAACATTTACAGGTACACCATTAGCGCCGACAGCAGCTGTGGATACTAGTACAACACAGGTAGCAACTACAGCATTTACCAAGGCACAGATAGCAGATACTTTTAGTTATGCGTCTGGTGTATTAACTATAACCACTACATAATATGCCAGCAGGGAATACAATCAATTATAACGGTACTGTGGTTACACCTGATAGTGTTACCTATAACGGTAATGATGTGATTGAGATAATCAGAAATGGTACTTCTGTTTGGCTAAAGAACTACACAGCAGGCGACACTACTACTTTATACAACAATAGCTCACTTCCTGATGTTACTAACGAGTCTAATACTCAAATAGACTCTTATACTACTACTAGAGGTGGCACATATAGAGTTGTTTATTTCTATCAGGCTGTTTGGAAGGGTGTTAGAACATATATTAAAGTTAATGGTAGCACTGTTCATTCACACAGCCATTTAGACGGTAGTGTTAGCACTAAAACTACGAGCGGTACATTTGATACAGCCAGCCTATCAACTGGTGATGTGATTAGTATATGGCAAGAACCATTCCACCCTTGGTCATATTCTGGCGGTGGTAATTGGCAAATTAAAGTGGCTTAGTTATGAGTATATATGGATATGGGTACGGAACAAACGACGGGCAGAACGCCCTTGATTGGAATTATTATAGGTACCCAGAACAGCAAGCGGGCGCAAGACCCCTAGACTATCCCGCACATTTACCGTGGCCTCCTCAACCTAATATTAACGGCGGTGGTGGAGGTGGCTTACCAGAGCCAGCAAACCAAGGTGCAGGCTCTTTAGGAGGAGGTAAAGGTTTCGGTTGGGAAGATGCTAAGAACATAGCATCTAACGCTGTATTAGGGCCTATGGGGGATAGTCTTGGTCTAGGTAATTACAACGCAGGAAACACGATAGCTACTATAGGCGGTGGTTTATTAGGTATAGCCAATCTACCTATATCTTTGGCATTAGGGTATCTAGGTAATCAAGCATGGAGTGATAAGTATGGAAAAGACGGGTACTGGGGTAGCTTCTGGGGCGATGATAAAGGTACAACCTCAAACAACAAGGACGACAAGGATGCTGGACCTAAAGATACAAACCCACTAGGTATACCAGGAGCAGGTAGAACTCTTACTTCTATAGCCGACCTACAAAACGGTCCTAATCAATTCGGGCCAGAAGGCTTTAATATACAAGGGGGTGAAGGTGTTACAGACCCTAACGGTATATACAGCGACGGTAGTGGGTTGGTAAATACCCCTGCTGCGATGGAAACATTTAACCCTGAGGACAACTTTGGATACGGTGGCTCACAAGTAGATAGTAGTGGTAATAGCGCGAACTTTGGTTGGTCGGGCGGCACACACGGGGATGGCTCTTCAGGACCAGACTCAAGCGGAGGCTTTGGTGGGTTCGAGGATGGTACAGACGATAGTGATGCAGCGTCTGCAGACCAAGGTTACTGGTAGATTTAAAGGAGCTTTAAATGGCATTACAACCGATTAACTTCCCTCCTGGGATACAAAAAGAAAACACAACCTACTCAGCAGAGGGTTCCTGGTTTGATGGGAACAAAGTACGCTTTAAATCAGGTAAGCCTGAGCGTATCGGCGGATGGAAAAAACATATCACCACTACCTTAGAAGGAGTCGGGCGTTCTGTTATCGTATGGCGTGCCAACAACGGTATTATTAACACTGCCTACGGAACCCATAAAAAACTATATATAGGACAAGGTGGTACACTACACGACATCACACCTCTTAGAAAGACGGTAGACCCTGCTGCAACAGATACTTTAAATAGTACAAATACCTCTACGACAGTAACAATAACTGACACCTCTCATGGCTGTAATTCAGGAGACTATGTAACCCTGTCAGGCTTTACAATGGGTACATCAGGTCTTGTTTCTGCCGAAGTTAATGCAAACCACTCTGTAACAGTACTCACAGTAGATACCTATACAATAACAGTCACCACTGCGGCCAGTGCAACCGTTGCATTTGGCTCTACAGTAGGTGTGTTTAAGTATGAAGTACCTATCGGCAACATAGACGAGGAGTTTGAATATGGTTGGGGTACAAGTACATGGGGAGCCAGTACATGGGGTACAGCACGCTCTACCTCATCAGTTATCCTAGCACCTAGAGTGTGGTCATTAGATACCTTCGGTGAGGATTTAGTGGCTACTTACGAAGAGGCAGGCATATACACCTGGGATGCCTCAGGAGGAACTAGTACTAGAGCCGTAGCCGTATCTAACGCCCCTAGTCAAAACTCAGTAGTTCTTGTGTCTAATCCAGATAGACATTTAGTGTCTTTCGGCTCCCATGATGGAACATCCTACGACGCATTACTTGTCAGATGGTCATCTCAGGAGGATACATCAGACTGGACTGCAACAAGTATCAATACCGCAGGTAGTCAGAGGATATCAGGTGGCTCTAAGATTGTAGGTGCTAGAAGAGCACAAGGACAGGTGCTTGTATGGACAGACACAGACTTACACTCTATGATGTTTACAGGCCCTCCATATACATTTGGGTTCCAGCAGATTGCCTCTCAGTGTGGCGCAGCAGGCCCTAACTCAATGGTAGTATCAAACTCAGTAGCGTATTGGATTGGACAACATAACTTCTACATGTATGATGGTTCTGTTAAGCCACTAGAGAGTCCTGTACGTAGGTATGTACTAGATGACCTCAACCTAGCACAGCGCAGTAAGATTACAGCGGGACTAAACCAGGAGTTTCATGAGGTATGGTGGTTCTACCCATCAGCATCAAGCGATGAGAATGATAGGTACGTAACATATAACTATACAGAAGGCTCATGGGCTATTGGTACTTTAAATCGTACCGCCTGGGTAGACCGAGAGATTTATAGTCTGCCCATCGGAGTTAAATCGTCTGGTGAGGTGTATGACCATGAGACTGGGAACAGTGATGATGGTAGTGCCATCAGTGCCTACATACAATCAGCAGATTTCGACTTAGCACAAGGTGATGAGTTATTCTTAATGACTCAGTTTATCCCTGACATAACCCACTCATCAGGCACAGTAAACCTAGACATAGAAGGTAAGCTATACCCTAACGACGCAGCAACTGCATTTGGGCCATACGCACTGACGAGCAGTACGGAGAAGGTAGATTTACGAATTAGAGCGCGTCAGATGAACCTAAAACTATCGAGTAATACCGCAACAGGGGATAGATGGCGCATAGGTACACCGCGTATCAATATACAACCAGACGGTAGGAGATAGAATGGCCATAGTACTAAAAGAAAGATTCCCGATACCTCGGGATACCTATGAAAAAGAACAGTTAAACCAGCTAGTTAGAGTACTCGAATTAGCATTCCGTCAAGTAGACTTTGAACTAGCAGATGATGCAGACCAACGTGAAGCTGAAGGTTGGTTACTTAGATGAGTAACTTCTTTAAATCATCTGGTACATCATTAACAGATACTTCACTGACTACTTTATTAACAGCATCTGCCCAGTCGTCTTTTATCTTAAGTAGTGTTATAATATCCAACACTACCGCCGGAAGCGAAACAGTAGACATAAATTTCGTCGATAGTAGTGCAAGTGCTACATTTAATATCGCCACCGAGCTTGCTATTGGCGCCAAGACTAAAGTCGAACTTTTGAGCAACTCCTTTATATTAGAAGAGGGGGATTCTCTAAAGGCAACAGCTTCCGCAGGGAACTGTATAGACATTGTAATATCATATTTAGATAGATATAGGGGCGCATAGATGGCAGGCATACAGGACTTAGCACAATACGGTAGAGGCAACGACTCAATGCTTGCTCACGTAACTCCGGGCGAGATGATGGTTCCGCCTGAGATGATGGCGCGCCACCCCGCCCTACAGAAACAACTATACCAAGCATACCTAGACGAAGGCATGGACCCTCGTCAATTTAAAGTAGGCTCTGGAATCACATCACTAAATCCAACTACAGGCAGGCCTGAGTTCGGGTTCTTCAAGAAACTGATTAAAGCTGCGGCTCCTGTTGTAGGTTATATGGTAGCAGGACCAGTCGGTGCTGCTATCGGTGGCGGGCTAGCCGGGGCCTCTGATGGTGGTGGATGGAAGGGCGGTTTAAAGGGGGCGGCTATTGGCTATGGCGCCGCCTCTCTTGCCTCAGGTGGTGCTTTCGGTGAAGGTATAGCAGGTGCATCAGGAACAGGGTCTGGCGCTAGTGGTTGGGGAGGTTTAGGTAATATAGGCGGCCCTATGCTGATGATGACAGCGTTAGGCGCTCTAGCAAAAGAACCAGACCAGCCTGGAGGTAGTACTTACAAACCAAACACAGACAAGGGAACACCTTTTAAACTAGACCGCCCTGATTTAGAGTCAGGCACAGGTACTCATCAGAGTAATGCAATCACCTCTGCTACTGCGGGCTATGGAACAGGTTATAAGGACCATGAGGCTGTTACTATGCCTTATGAAACAACCGCTTATGTAGAATCCCCTACAATTAAACCAACACCGTTGGTTATAGGTAACCCTAATATAACCCCAGAAGAGCTGATGGAGTATTATAGGCCTAAGGCCTATAAGGCACAGGGTGGAATGATTAACCACGGCACAACAGGTACTGCTGACGATGTCCCTATCATGGCATCGAAAGGCGAGTTTGTAATGACCGCCGACGCAGTAAGAAACGCAGGACAAGGCGACCCAAGAATGGGCGCTAAGAAACTATACGATTTAATGTACTCATTAGAGGGAGCAAGATAGCATGGCAACATCATCAACTACAACGGTAGGAGGCATCCCCGAGTGGATGGAAGACTACGCCAAGAAGACAATGGCATCAGGGCAATCGCTTGCCGAAACACCTTACTCGTCGTATAGTGGCTCACAACTAGCCGGTTTCACAGCCCCTCAAACACAGGCGGCCAACTTAGTACAATCTAATGTAGGCTCAGGACAACCAGCACTAGCCGCTTCTACAGGACTAGCAGGCGAGCAGGCCAAATACGCAAGACAAGGTATTACACAAGCAGGTGCAGGAACTCCTTTATTCGGCCAAGGTGTTACAATGACGGGGACAGGCGCTGGACTGACTAACGAAGCCGCCGCGGCAGCTCGAGGAGCCCCTTCTACATTCAACGCCATGATGCCGGGACTAGCCTCCCAGTATGCAGACACCGCTAAAGCCTACGACCCTAAGTCAGTATCAGGGTTTATGAACCCATATCAAGATGCTGTAACTAAGCAGGGTCTTGATGAGATGCGTCGTCAAGGTACGATGGGACTCAACCAGATTAGTGCAAACGCTGTTGCAGGTGGAGCATTCGGCGGTGCGCGCCACGGTATAGCCGAAGCTGAGCATCGTAGAAATATGGCACAACAGCAGGGTGAGTTCATCAACCAGTCTAATATGCAAAACTACGGACAGGCTCAGAATGCCTCTCTTCAGAACTTCCAGAATCAAATGGCTCGCCAAGCAGGCGCTGCTCAGGGATTACAGGGACTAGGTCAGACAAGCTCAGGACTACAGTCAAACGTAGCAACTCAGTTAGGTCAACTAGGCGGTCAGTACGGTACGATGGGGCAACAGCTAGGTGCATTAGGTAGTCGATATGGTCAGATGGGTGCAACACAAGCAGGTATTGGCGCGCAACTAGGTCAGGTTGGTCAGACACAAGCAGACTTGGCTAGAATGTCTAGAGGCTTTACTGGTGATGATATTAATAGTTTACAGAATGTTGGTAACTTACAGCAAGTACAAGCACAACGTGGTTTAGACCTAGACCAAGCAGAGTGGAGTAGAAAACAGAAGTACCCATATGAGCAGCTTAACTTTATGAGCGGTCTAATTAAAGGCACTCCATATAGAACACAACAGATGTCTACGACAGAAACACAGGACCCATCTAGAGCGAATCAGCTGTTAGGTGGACTAGCAACACTGGCGGGAGCTGGTAAAGCATTTGGATGGTGGGGCAACAGCGGCAATACAAATTAAATAGGATAATCACATGAGTATTTCAGATAAGTTACTAGAGTTCACAAGCTCTTTAAACGAGATAGATAAGTCCGATAGGGATTACTATAGTCAAATGGACATGGCCGATAAGATGTCTATGGGTATGGGGGGTCTAGGCACTTTATATGGGTCTGCCGCGGAACAAGCTGGGCAGTCAGTACAGGACTGGTCTAAGCAGAACTTGTCACCAGAGGCGATGAATCAAGCAGGTATAGCGCTTAGTAATACAGCATCTAATTGGACTCCTGAACAAACACAAGTGTTTGAGGGTATTCAGAACATACCTTCTCAAATGATACAGCCTGTACGACACCCAGAGATGCCTCAGCAGCCACAACTAACTCAGACACAGAAGAACGTAATAGCGGGTGAAAACTCAATGAACCGTATGCAACAAGAGGTTGATTATGCTAAAGCACAACAAGCCAAGAATGCAGGTATTCCGTCGATTTCAAGTGAATCTTTAAATAATGCGTCCGGTAAATCGCAAGAGATTGTACAGCAGGCAGTAATAGACCAAACAGACGATATTGACGATACTGCTCAGGCAGCTAAAGAGACCGAAGGTTGGTCTGAAGAGCATTTCAGAGGTGCCATTAAAGTAATTGATAGCCTACTACAGCAAACAAACCCACAATCAGCTGAGTATATGTCTCTACAAAACCGCAAAGCAGACCTAATCAGAGTGTATGAATCTCAAAAAGGCAGTGATGACCCGTACCGAGCTATGGAACAACAGGTTGCTACTAACCAAATGAACACCCATATATTGGATACTATACACGCAGAAGAGGAAGCAGCAGCACAAGCAAAAAATACCTCTGAGTTAATAACAAACGCAAGAACATCTACTGACGTCACTCCTGCTTGGCTGGGTACACATGACACCCCTAGGGAGAAGGCAGACCAGGCAGCAGACGCTGTACACCAGAACATCGTAGACACGGCTATGGACGAGCCTACTTTCCCTGATACGGACAAGGGTGATGGCGACAGACTAGCGTATCAGGCACAGGATGCTGGTTTTGACAACGTGCAGGACTACTTAGCAGATGCGGAAACTACACCAGGTGCTAACGTAGGAGCAGGCTGGAAAGACAAGACAGCTGATAATCAAATGAAGGCTATTGAGCATCAGTTTAGTAAGCTAGATAAAGAAGTTGCCTCTCGTATTACCAAGGCAGTCCAGACACCTCCTCCACCAGGGGACGAAACAGGTGTTGCCTCTGTAAACAATACGAAGAAGGCAGTAACAGAGTCTGTTTTAAATGAGGATGGTAGTATAAAGTCTTCAGCCGACTTACGAGGCGTATCCGCTAAGATTTTTAAAGAGGCTATGGCCTTGGAGAATATGAAGAACGTGGACAGAGACTGGGGTCCTGCTATGATGCAGTTTGGCTTAACCCTAATGTCAACTCCGGGCAACCTACTAACAGGTATTGGTATTGCAGGAAAAGACGCACTTAAGATGTGGCGAGACATCAAGAAAGGCGATAAAACCGCAGCAACTGCTAAGAAAGAACTAGCTCTTAAGTACGCGACGCTTGCTGACACTAAAGACAAAGAAGGGAAGACTAAAGGTCTGCAGAAGGTAATGATTAATAACCCAGACACAGGCGAGAGCAGGGCTGGTTCTTACAATCCTGAGAACGGGGTTTATACATACTCCGATGGTACAGAGGTTCCTACCAATGCTAAGATATACACTATACAAGCATCTGGAAACACTGATGAACTAGGATTGACTAACACTCAAAGTGGTAAAGTCACTTTAAATCTCAAGCGGGGTCAGTTGCTACAAGAGAAGATAGCCCATATAATGACAGCTGTCGAAGAAAACCCTACCGCGATAGGTGGGGTGGGTGAGCTAACAGGCGTCCTTAGAGGTGTTGTAGGGCAGGGAGATAACTTAGCAGGTACTAGTTTTGCCAGCAACATACCTGAGGTTACCGACGTCAGGGGTCAGTTTAAACAGCTGCGCCCTATGATGATAAAATACCTAGAAGGGATTGGTCGTTATAATAAGACAACTGAGACAATGATTGACGATTTATTTGCAGGGCTAGATAGAACTACAAGTGCTGAGCAAACAATGACTCAGCTACGCAACATCTACAAACAGATAGCAAGAGAGCAGTCAACATACCAGACATTATTAGATGGGATGGACAGAAATAAAAATGGCGCTGTCATCCTAACCAACTCCAGCATGCTCAAGAGGCTTGCAGTAGGAACTATAGTTGTGGACTCTAAGGGTAATGAGGTGGCAGTAACTCAGGCGATGAAGGATAGGTACGCTACTAATAAGGGGAAATAAATGGCTTTTACATTTACAGAAGAAGATTTAAGGGAAGCTCAGGTAGATGAGACTGTACCAACTACTAATATTACCCCAACTGCGGAAGAGGTGACTACGTCAGGTTCTATTTCAGAGCCTTCAGGTTCTTTTACATTTTCAGAAGAAGATTTAGGCCCAGACGGCGAGCTTATCGTCAGTCCAAACTACAGAGAGCACCTTAAAAACAAAGCATTCCATAAATCTGAATTAGGCAGGGCGTTAGGGGGTGAAGACAACATAGACATGGATACCTACCCATCGTGGATGGAGCGTTTTGGCTATGGTATGCAAGACAACGCTAAAGAAATCTCACTAAAGTTTCAGCAGGATTACCCTAATGGCGAAGTAACACCAGTCAAGACAAGAGAGGGTGTTCGACTAATGTACAGAGAGGATGCTGCCGATTTAAAGGAGAAGTGGAAGCCTGTTAATCCTCAGGGTCTCAGCATCGGAGATGTCTCAGGTGCTTTACCGACTGCATTAGTGGGTGGCGCAACAGCAATCGCTACAAGCGGCGCTAGTGTTCCTATACAGCTAACCTCTATTTTTGCGAGTACTTTCTTATCAGAAATGGCTAGGCAAGGTGGGCAAGAACTAGGCGGTACACAAGACCAGACTCTCGGCGAAGCTACTACGCAATCAGCTCAAACTGGTCTTATAGATACAGTACTAGGCAGCATACTGCACTTTGGCGCTAGGTACTTACCGTACCCAAGAGCGGATATGACTGATGTCAATAGGCTTAAGCTAAAAAACGTGGAGAAAAACTTGGACGGAGCACTAAACCCTAAAGTTAGTGTTATGCCTCACCAGATGGTGGACGAAGCAGGTTCTGCGGTAGTTAAGCAAGCAGAGCAAGCAGCTCAATTGAGTCCTATTATTCCGACTAAGCAAGCAGCTCAATCAGCATTCGCGCACGACGCAGCACTGAGTATTACTAAAGGTCTTGACCCTACAGCACAGGTTCAAAAAGAATTAACAGAGCAGGCTAGAAAAACAGTTATTGAAGAAACAGACATGATACTGGAGCGCCAAGCACACGGTACAACAGAGCCAACATCTGGCTTAGATGTAAGAGATACCGCGACCGAGATTAAGGGCGCTATCGAAAAAGACTTTATACTTAAATCCAAGAAAGAGGTACAAGAGGTTTACCATAAAGTAGATGAAGCGGCAATGACTGAGCTTCCTGTATTTAATACCCTTGGGCTGAAAGATGTGGCTAAAGACGTACGAAAAGGTATCTCAGGTATGACTCAAGAGGGCCAAGCTATAAATGTATCGTCATCTCCTGAGGGTCGTTTAGGTAGTATCTTAAATAAAATCGACAACCTAGGTGATATCCAGCTTGACTACGACGTATTAAAGACAATACGTACTGAAGTAAATGAGATGCGCGGTGATTATGCGTGGCAACAAGGATTCGACAATTCACAGATTATAAAAGTATCTCGTGCGCTGACAGACGCTTTAAATAACCCTGGGCATGTCGTTGATGGTAAGCTGGTTCCCTTTGCAAAGGGCGAGTCTAAATTTCTAAAAGCCCATACCTTAGCATCAGAGACGGCTAAAAAACGATTCAGACTACTCGACAACGAGCAAGTTCGCGATATGATAATGACCGACACCCCTGCTCAAATTGTAGCTAAGCTCCAAGAGCCAGGTATGCTACACGAGGATGTTATAAGTATTATTGCTAAGTATGCTCCTAGGAAGATTCCAAATATCCGACAAGGTGTGCAGAACAACTTACTGACTGGCGACGCCCCTGTAAAAGCACTACGTGACTTGAAGCTACGCGATAAGACTATGTACGACTGGTTAGTAGGCGGAGCTGGTACCGCGCAAAGACTTGAGCGCAAGATGGTGACTTTAAAAGGTAAGCTGGCCAAGTCTGACAGAGGTACTAAGGAGCATCAAGAGCTGGTGGATGCCAGAGATGCCCTAACCACTAAAATTACCAAGGCTAAGAAAACATATCAGGATAACGTAGACGGACTAGATAAAGCCGCTAATGATATTCACGCAATCACCAACATGCAGTGGCAGCCACTAGCTTTAGCTCAATCAGATGCGCTTAGAGCTTTATCTACCCTGACTCACCCTACTGAAACAAAACAGTTACTATCCTCATTAGGCCCAAGAGCTAAGCCTTTATATCGACAAGCGGTTATTAGAGATATTATTGAAAACTCTATTAGGGCAAATAACAGAGGCGGCGTAACTGTAGATAGAAAGTTATACGCTGAAGCCATGGAGAGGTACAAGAACAACGGTGTTGCGGACACGGTGCTAACTCCATTAGATTTGAAAAAACTAAAGGCGTTAGAAGACTACGTTCAAATGACAGGTAAATCTAGCTCCGATATCGGTGCGTCACTAGTTGCTGCTAATGTAATGGGTGAGTTCCGTTCGGGTGTAGCTAACGCTGATGTAAAGCGGATATTTAAAGCACGATTCCAGCTACTTTACGCCACTATGATGAGTAAAGCGTTAACCGGCAAGTGGGGCGATGCTCTGTTCATCCGCGGTAGAAAGCAGGCTCCTAAGCAGTGGACTTCACGAGCGCTAGGTGTATTTACTGGCTCTATACTTGCCGAGACATCGGAAGACTCGTTGTCTTATAAGGACTCCGTTAAGGAGGGCTTTACAAACCAAGTGAATGATTTCAAGGCAAACTGGCAGAAGAAGAGAGAGGGTGGTTTAGTCCATGACTACCAGCTACCTACTTTAAATCGACCGGAAAGAGTCGACGATATGATGGGCGAAGGTATAAAAGAGGCTCTGCAGCAGGTAGAAGCGCTACGCGCAACAGGCCGAGAGCAAGAAGCAGCCGAGCTGGAGCGTAACATAGAGCGCCTTCTAGTAGAATCGAACCAAGGGCAGGACATGCAAATGCCTGGTCAGGATAAGGACGAGTTCTTAGGTCAGTATTGGGACAGAGAGTTAGCGGGTCTAGAGCGTACAGCTGAAGAAGGCAACGGTTATGCAGAAGGTGGTTACGTAACACAAGACCAGATGCAAGGCATGATGCAGCAGATGAGCGGTGTACAGCCTACATTACAAGCGACACCGGTTATACCTCCATTACAAGAAGAGCCAGTAATGACTATGATGGGCAAAGGTATAATGGACGCGGGGGTTATGTCAGCAGTTGAGCAATATGCGCCAAGCCTAACAAAGAAACAAAAGGAAAAAGCCAAGGTTAAGGCTATCAAGAAAGGAAACAAGCGCCGCGCTTCGACGCCCCCTCCCACAACAGGAATACTGTCTGGTTTTTAATTTATGGCTAGGGCGTAGTTATTTGATATCTCCTTTTCACTATGCTTAGCCACCATACTCAGAAATCAGTAAATCTCTGAGGTGTGCGTACTACAATCTTAGATATGTTCTTACCTGTGTAATAGTGTCTGAACGCTGTAAGTACCCAATCACGCTTTTGTGTGTCTCTTGCGGTCAAGCCGGAGAGCTTAGTATCAATTAACTTCTTTCTCAGCGTCTGTGCAGAGTTAGAATTAGGGTTTTTCTTATCCCCGGTAATCACTTCCTCGATAAACTCATAGGCTGAGTCATGCTCGACACGCATCAAGTAAACGTACGCCATAGCTTCTGACTCTGACATAACTCTACTACCACGGAGAATCCAACCGTGGCATAACTCAAACAGAGCCTCCAAGTCACGTTTGTTCTTTTTATAGAAGTCTACGTACTCAGTGTTACCAATCTTATGTGTATCAGAGCCAATTAAACGACGCTCTGAGCCAAACCTATCTAATATCTTACGGATAGCAGAGGCAAGGTGTTTGGAGTTCTTAGCACCGTGTATATGTAATGCGTCATAACCACCTCGTTGCTTTCCAGTGTCAATAGTGGTAAATACTGACTCATCTACGTCATGCATAACGACTGACTGAATAGAGATGCCTGTTTCAATAATAGCTGTCAAGCGATGCTGTCCATCCAGTAATCGACCCGTGCTACCTAATACGATACTCTGTCCGTTCAGTTTAAAGTTACCTGCTAACATCTCACTCTTTAGGAATGCTAGGTGGTTCTTAGTCAAACTACGGTTATTAATGTTCCTACTTAAGTAAGTCTTCGCCATACTAGGCGTTATTGTTTCTATTTGCAAATTGCTCATAGTCTTTCTCCTATTTATATTAATTATATTTGTTATTTTAAAACGGCATTTTATCTGCGTCATCTTCCTCGACGCCTATCGTAGAGCCTGTTTTGCTACGGTAGTCTTGGATGGTCTGTGTGCTCTTCTGCTCTTCTTTAGCAGTAAAAGACAGTGACATAAAGGGAGCTCCTTTTTTACTCGTCTTTACCCATGATGATATCCAGTACTCTGTACCGTCAATCTCACACGAGCCTGAATATAGCGGGGAGCGCTCTGATTTGAGTTCCTTGTTTTTAAACAAGACACCTGACATATTGTTATCATATTGCGACATTATAATCTCCTTAAAATTTCATTCAGTTCTTCACCTGTAGTTAGATGAATATAACAGGCTTCACGCAACATACCATATATATAGGATTTGCGTAAACTAGAGGTGTTGTAGCGTAGTTTAGCCTTAGCTTTAACACTATCGTCCATACTACTTAATAACTCATTCACATCTGTGCCTGTCATAATTAACCTATACTTAGAACGGGATTGCACCGTCGTTATCATCAACAGAAGTCACTGGGGTTTCTTCCTCAGTACCGTAATTAGCACTCTTAGCACCGCCTTTAACTGCATCGTACAGTCCCTTAGCAGTCACGTACGCATCTTGGTCAGTAACAAACCCATCCAAAGTAAATGCAATACCTTTCCAAGTACCGTGGTCATTAGACTCGCTTGTTGAATTTAACTTCACTTGATTAGCAAACATCGGAGGAGCAAACATACCGTTAGCACCCTGCACCCGTACTGCGTTCAGTTGAGTCATCAGCTTACGTGATGCCTTAACTTGACTAGATGCCATTGAAATAACAGCAGGGTCGTAAGTACCGTCGCCGTTAATAAGAACAACAGTTAACTCTCTCGTGTCTGCGGCTTGGTTACCATTAGCGAAGTAGTCCTTACCATCTTCACCACGAGTGATACCTAGCGCTTTGGCTTCGATTGGTGTTAGCTTACCTAGGAAACCACCTCCCTGCTCACGAGACTGCCACTCAATGTAACAACGCTCATAATATACTGGTAAAAAGGTAATCTCATCATACAACCTCTCAGTTGCTGTGTTGTAGAACATACCTGCTTTAGCACCTTCTACATAACCTGGGTTATCTTCGTCCACCTGTGGTGACATCTTTTGCAGAGGACGTAGGAACGGCATCGCTTGGTCTGCCGCCTCAATATTCTCTGTTCCCATACCTGCGTCTTGTTCAAACGAGCCCATTATCGCTAATTGGCTTTCTTCTTGCTCTTTCTTTGTCATTTTTGTTGTTGACATTTCTTACTCCTATATTATTATTTTTATTTGTTATGATATTTTTGCCTCTTGGTATAGAAAAATACCCATCAGCTCAAGAGGAATATCTTCCCCTTGCGCTAGCTTTTCTTTAGCTAGCGCTTTTAGTGACCCTGTGTTGATACTTATATCCTCATAGAAGTTACTAAAACCTTTCTCGATTAATAAATCGACTAATTCTTCTGCTCTTGAGTTCTCGCCTTTCTGAAACTCAATCACTACTGTATCTTTTATCAAGCTACCCGCGCCGTGCTCTTTGAGCCAGTTGGCTACTTCTACCTTGTTCTTCTTAGGTAGCGAGGCTCTCATTTGGTCTTTAACACTAATAGACGAACCGTCTGATAATGTGAATGATGCCATACCTACTTCCTGCATTAACTCAGGTAAATCAACCTGTGATATTTGAATATACTCTTTCTTGACGCGCTTTACATCGTCCTCTAACCGAGACAATTCAATCTTCTTGGCTACCTGCTCGTTAGCAACATCTGAAATCTTATCAATATGTACTGTATCTACACTCGCTTGAGTGGGTACATCCGCTTCAAACATTCCTTCTAGGTTACTCTTTTGCATATTATGCTCCTTCTTTAAATTGAAACTTCAATCGCATAGTAGCGACTCTCTTTCTTGTCCCACGTCAGTATCTTAATCTTACCGTGGTTTGCTTTTGATGCAATCGCACCTACCATTGCAATCGCCGCGGGGGCGCCCATTGCAAGGATATAATCCTTATCTGAAAAATCCCGTAAGTCGTTCTTCAACTGTCTCACAACAGGAGCTGTGCCTGCTGTGATATCCCCCGGAGGTAGTAGGTATTCCAATCTACCGTAGCGTAATGCATCACTTAAGTCTACAAAACGAAATGGTTGCTGGCAAATATACACAATGCCTTTAGTTTCATCTTCCATGTTTCCCTTTCTTTAGTTATAAAATTCTTTAGTTCTGATTCTCAGTATACCCTAATTAAACACTTGGTGTAATTAATTAAGAAATAAAACCTTCAATATCTTTTAAAATTAAGTCTGCAACACTCTGCTTGTTTCTTAATGCTTTGATAATAGACTCATCTACTGTACCTCGCGCCACTAGGTCTCGGTATACAACATTCTTCTTCTGACCAATACGCATCGCCCTGTCCTCAGACTGTAGTCTGTCCTCAAGTGAGTACGAATTAGAGTAGTAGATAACACTACTAGCACTCGTAAGTGTCAATCCAGTCGATGCTGTCTTATTAGCGACAAAGTATTTAATCTTAGGGCTTAGTTGGAAGTCCTGCACGTTCTTAGCACGGTCGTCCGATTCAGTCGCTCCGTAATACGAGACACACTCGTCCCCCAGCAGTGCAGTAACCTGTTGAATCTCATGGATAAAACGACACCAGATGATAGTCTTCTCTTGGTTGTCTTCCAGTATGTCCTTAAGGAGCTTTAATTTAGCATCGCCCCCTTTAACACTAATGATATCTCCGTCCTCAGTAGTCATATATCCCGAGATTAGCTGAGAGAGTCTGAGTAGTTTAGTGATAGCCAGCTGAGCTGTAACTCTACCTTCTGCCATCTCCAACATTACCTCCTCCTTAATCACTTTATATAGACGCTTTTGTTCTGGAGACAGGTCAAAATACACCTTCTCGTAAATCTTGTCTGGCAGGTCAAGGCACTCCTCTTTAGTTACTCTAAATGAGTGGGGTTTAATCAACCGCTGGAGCTCATCTAGGTTCTGAAATCCAATCACCTGCGTATACTGTCGCTGTTGAGAGTGATTAATCTTCTTCTCTAGGATAGCGAAGTGGGCGCGAAACGCGACAAACGACTGGAAGCCTAGTATGTAGGGGTCTAGAAACGCAAACTGACTGTATGCATCCAGTGGGGAGTTTGTAATCGGGGTGCCTGTTGAGATTCTCTTGTAGGGCGCCAGCTTGCCTAGCTTTAAAACAGCCTTAGTACGCTTCGCTTGAGGTGTCTTAAACTTCTGAGACTCGTCCAATATCAACATCGTACGAAACATACGCATATACTTCTCAACGAAGGTAACGCCTTTCTTGGTGATTAGCGCCTCTACGTTCATACATACGATTCGTAGCCCTAGCTTTAAATCAACCACCGCAGCCAGCGACTCTTTGTCTTCTTTACGCATAGCTGAGTTCCATGCTGACGATGCATACATGTGAGTTGGCAGTGCTAAGTGTGTTGGTATCTCGTTGATAACCCAGTTCTGATGTACGCCACTAGGTGCTAGTACTAATATTGCATCAATCTTCCCTTGGTTGTATAAGTAACACGCGTTGTCTAACAGCATCTTACTCTTACCAGTATTACCGCTACAGAATATACACCCGTTCCTACGAAACACTAGATAAGTGGAGGGTACCGTGAAGCAGTACATCTTACCGTCTGGGCTGTCCTCATAAGTCACATTATCTTTACCGCTACCTATATTATAAAAACTACGCTCTGTTGCGTGAACTACGTAATCAATACCGTCCCTTCTGGTGTATCTGTTTACACTCGCTCTGGTGCCTGTAGATGAAAAACAATACTGTATGAAATCAGCGCTATCCCTATCTCTAGTGTAAAAAGCCCTGCCTCCCGCCTTCCTGCTAGACCCGTCCCAGTAGATACACTCGTCTGCAATAGCCTCCCTCTGCTCTAAGGACGCATCCCAAAAGCCTTTGTATGTCTTGGTTTTAATTGGAGCATTGAAAGAAAATACCCAGAATCCCGTAGCTTCCTCCTGTCTCTCGTAGCATGATTTTTTATCACTCCTGTCAAAGCCACACTCGTCTAAGATGCCTCGAAGCCTAGTTACCTTAGCCCCTTTCTTCAGCCTAAGTGTCACCCTGTCTGTAGCGCAGTTTGATGGGAAATGACCATCTGCCATCACTGCAACCTGTAGCCTTAACTGAGCATCATTTATTCCCATCTCGGTATTACTGTTTAAAGTAAAAGTAGCGGGAAATCTGGTTTTACCTACAGACCCTCCCCAATACCTGTCAGCGACATCTAGTGCAGGGCTCTCTTGCATCTTGGTGCCATACCCTTTCCACACTACGCGGTGGTCTTTGGACAATAGCATATCAAGCCCACGAGTGTTTTTAAACCTAATCATGGGGTCTGGGCAGGGCTTGACGTGATACTCAGTAGGCTCCACGAAAACAGCCTCGTTAGTCTCCATGTCCCACTGAGCAACCTCGCCTCCTGCATACTCGGACATCTTAACCCACCCTGTAGGGGATAGATATTCAGTGTCTTTGTCAACACAGCCCATGTCGGCAATCAGTGCAAAGGTCTCTCTGTCTTTCATTATGTTAAATGCCTGCTCCTGATGAGCATAAGGCTTAGTTTTAAATTTAAAGTCTGACATTGTGATACTCCTTCTTTACTTGAACAGTTCTTTAATTAATTTCTGGTTTGGCATTTCCCTGCTCCAACATAATAATTACAAAACCCTCATAATCAAGCCTTCCAGAACAATGCCAAATAGCACGCTCTTTCATCTGTTCTTTTGTCCAACTGCCCAGCCCTTCTAAGGCACTCCAGTGGAACAATATAAAATCATTCTGTATTTTAATAAAAACATAACATAGCCACCCCGCCTCCCCATGCAAAACACTCCACCATCGCTGAGCACTGGTGAAATGAGGTATTCTAACGGGGGTAATGTCCTTCTTTGGGTAGTTCGCGACGTACTTTAACTCGATAAAATAGTGATTACCTCCTAATGACATAACCACGTCTGGAATCCCCTCCCCAGAGCACTCCAAGCGAGTCCATGCTGTCTTGTGCCCCAACTCCTTGGCTTTCTTGCGAAACCCGTCGCGCAACGCGCGTGCAAATGATGATTCACTCATCCTCGTACCTCTTTGTTAGTAGCTCTGATGTCAATATCAACCCATCCATACGCTTGATACAGCTAGCTAGATTATCCAGCTTATTGTATAAACAGAGTTGCACCTCTTTAATCTCGTTAAATAGATACTGCTTCGCCTCGTGGTCGATATCAAGTGAATCAACTGCCTCACTAAGCTCATGCATACGCGCGGTTATGTCGTCCTTAACCTCGTCAAAATCAGAGTTCAATATCGCCACTGTACTCCACCGGTTTAATCCTATATTCTCTGTCTTCATACCAGCCGGGTGTGACAGTACAATCTTCCCAATCAGCAGTATCAGGGTGTTCACAACATAAGTGTACCTTGTGTTGTACTGTGTAGCCCTCTGCCCAAGCGTGTATTTCTGTTGCGTGTTTATGTTTACTCATCTTCATTCTCCTTAGTTTTAGTGGATATCCCACCAATTATCTCCTTTATTACTATCCACATGCATAGGGCAGGTAGTAGGGTAGGCTTCCACCATGACCCTCTCTAACTCATCCATAGCGCACTTTAAATCATCCCCCTTCAACGAGGTAGTTATAATTACTTCATCATGTATTACAGCAAGTAGTTTAAAATCAGTGTTGTTTACAACCCCTTGATTCCACATGTCTACAATAGCTTTTTTCATAATATCCGCGGCACCCCCCTGTATTAAGCGGTTTACTGCTTTATGTATTACAACACTGTCGGCACCTTGGTAATTACATCTTCTCTTCCCTACCGTTCTAATGTACTTCCTAGTACGGCAAACGCCTCTTACAGTGTCAGATAGCCTCCTAAAGAAAGGGAAGCTACTATTGAAGCTACCTAAAATTCTCTTACCTGTAACTGCGTCCCCCAGCTTAAGTGATAATGAGGCTTCACCCTGCCCATATAGCTGAGCTAGTAGTACCATCTTCATGGTTTGGCGCTCTACGTCTGGCGCGCTTGTCATAAGAATTGCATAGAAGTCCGACTCTGGGGTTTTATTAAACAGCTCCTTTAATTCGTCAGCCTGTTCCCCTGAGCAGTAATGCAAAGCTAGTCGAGGCTCAATCTGTGAATAGTCAGCTCCTACTAATACCTCACCCTCATCAGCTATAAACAACTCTCTAAAGCGAGCATCCCGAGGAGTTTGTTGTAGGTTAGGTTTACTACTGCTCATCCTTGCTGTAACCGCACCAATCTGATTAAAGCCTGCGTAAAGTCTTCCGTTGACTACGTACTTCTTATACGCGCCATCAATAAATGAGCTCATTAGTTTAGTGTTCTTGCGACACGCACTAATCGCCTGTGCAATAGGTGCATCACAGGACTTTAAAAAGTCAGCTGTGAACGATGGGTTGCCCTTGTCAGTTATCGGATAAGGAACGCCTAGGTCATCGAACGCTCGCTGTATATCACGCCCTGCGTTTACATTAACCACTCTACCTGCAATCTGTGTAAGTGTCTTAGTTAGGGTACGACTTTCAACCACCAACTCCCCACCTAACGATTTTAGTTTATCGGTGTCCATGCGGATACCTTTAGCGGTCATGTGTAGTAGTGGCTCAATCAAACGCATTTCTAGGTCTATAATCTCAATCACCTCAGCCTGCTTAATCAACACCTGTTGCTTGTTATAAATGTCTAGGGTTAGTTCTGCGTCAACTCTCGCGTAGGGCTCGACCAGTTTAATCGGTGCGCGCCAAATGTTACCTGCCTGTGAGCGACCTTTTCGCCCACCAAAGGACTGGTGACACCACTCATAGAGTGCGTCCTCGTTTTTGCCTTCACCCACGTATATCTCGCCCAGTGCGCCTAGTGAGTAACTACTTCGGTACTCGTTGATACAGCGCTCTGCTAGCAATACATCAAAGAAAGGTGCTTTAGGTATGATACCCTCAGCCATTACGAATCGTAAGTCAAAGTTAGCGTTTGCCATCACCTTAAGGTTAGGCAACTCCATTAGATACTTTAAATAGTCGAGTGCTACTTGCTCATCCATATTGCTACTGTCGCCATCGTGACGAAAAGCAACATAAAAACTACTCCCGCCATCAATACTAACGGAATAACCAACAATACGGTCATCGTCATGAGGAGATAGTCCAGTAGTCTCTGTGTCAAAGGCGAATGGTACGCCTTCTGGTATAAGCGGTAAATCTGGGTGTTCATATTCCTTTAAATCCTCTGGTAAGGGTACGGGCATATCTAACCGAGCCTGTCCAGCAGGCGGTTTACTCTTAATGCCTTGTTTCCAAACTAGCATACGTCTTTTATCCTACCCTTAGATATATCAAAATAGTTGCTGTCTAGTTCAATACCAATGAAGTTTCTATTCAAGTTCTTACAAGATACACCTGTTGTGCCACTACCCATAAAAGGGTCTAGTACCAAATCATTTATGTTTGACCATGACTTTATATGTCGTGTTGGTAACTCCAATGGGAATACAGCAGTATGTTCAGTTTTATTTTGTGCAACTGCCATTTGCCATATATTGCTATCGACCTTCTGTGGATTGATAGTAAGTTCTTTTTTAATTCTCACATTGTCTTTGGATATTTGTTTGCATGTAGATTTGTATTGTGTATTTGCAGTCTTGCATTCAACCATAATGGGGTTAAATGTTTTTGGCTTTCCTTTGGAGAAAACAAACATGTATTCGAAAACTTGGTTATATCTTGGTTGTTTGACTTGAGGCATTGGGTTTGTTTTCTCCCAAATCATAGTGTCATTTAATCTAAATCCATTTTCGACAAATAATATTGCTGTTTTGAACGATGTTAAACTTTCTGAACCATTTTTAGTCTTGTCATTGCAATTCCAAACAACAACCCCACCATCATTGAGTATTAAATAAAGTTTTTTGACAACATCTTCAAAATTTATTGATGAATCGTAACTACGTAAATCATCGTATGGTGGGCTTGTAACCACCAAATCAACCTTAACACCCTCTGCTATCAGATTATCCATAACTTCAAGGCAATCGCCTTTGTGTAAGTCAATCATTAATGCGCCCCTTAGCTATATCAAAATAGTTGCTGTCTAGTTCAATACCAATGAACTTCCTATCTAGGTTCTTACAGGCTACACCTGTAGTTCCACTGCCCATAGTAAAGTCTAAGACTATTTCATTTTCGTTGGTGTGACTCTTAATTAAGTATTCAAGTAATTCAATAGGCTTCTGTGTTGGGTGACTACCTCTAGCACCTTTCGCCCTGTTATTAAACTCTTGAATATTCTCTGGATTTTTCATGTTTGGGTTATACTCTATCTCTGTATTATTTCTCTGTATACCACCTATAACATCTGCCTTTCCTTCTGAATTATATTTGAAACCTGCATTTATTCTACTTTTGCCACTTTCCGCTCTTGGTTGCATTATTGGATAATAGTTCGCCTTCTTACCTGTTTTCGTAAACACACAAACATCTTCAATATGCTTCATTGGTTGATATTTAGCACTTGCAAAATTACTAGCAATTCGTTTTTTATAATACCACTGCCATTTGAAGTTCTGAATGTTTGAGCCAATTAACTCTGTTGTAAATGGCTGTTGTCCAAATAAAACAATAGGGGTATTTTCATCTTTTGCTAACCCTCGTAATCTTTCCCACATATCATATAAATTTATAACACTATCCCACTTACAAGCAGTAGTTCCATAAGGCGGGTCAGTTATAATAGCATCAACCTTAACACCATCATCAATCAATCTGTCCATCACCTCTAAACAATCACCTTTATGTAAGTTAATCATTCAAACCAAGTGTTTATTGATGGTTGGTTTTCTTTTATAATCACCTTATCATCATCATCTAAAACCATATCGTCAGAAGCATTGATTCTTGCTTCTGCAATTTTGAAATAATCTTTATCCATTTCAATACCAATGAAATTAAATCCAGCGATATTTGCTGACATCCCCGATGTTCCACTTCCCATGAACGGGTCTAGTGTGGTTCCACCTTTTGGTGTTACTAACGTTTGTAGGTACAATATTAATTTAATTGGTTTCACGGTTGGGTGATTGTTCTTTGTTGTTTTTATAGTTAGATTGTTATCGAATTTAAAACCACACCCACACCCATAAGTAGATTTTCCTAATGGAATAGATACATCATGAGTTGGACATTTCCTAATAACATTGGACAAACCTTTGTCATGTGTGTTTCTTCCATCTTTGGTCGGAAAGTCGTCCAATCCTAAATTACGTTCATTCTTTGATGTTTTAGCGCAGTAGAAGAATCTTGATGCTCCGCCATTAATCGATGACGCACCACTCTGTTCATCCATAATCTTGATTGGGCAATCTTCGTGACAAATGTAATCATCTACTGTTTCATTTCCATCTTCATCGCCATGCCCAACCATTTCACCTTTTCGGAAAGTTATATTCCCCCATCCTTCGTATTGTTCTGTATTGGAATTTAACTCATGTGGTTTGCTATTACCTTTTACCGTTTTAACGCCAATACATTGGCACTCAGGGTGATGTGACATAATTATGTTAGATGGGAATCTGCCTGATGTTTTTTCTGCGTTTATAGCACATTCCTCTCCTGTGGAATTCATCCTCCACCCATCATGTGAGTGCTTAGATGGGTTAAATCGTGTTGGTTCTGGTGTACCTGCAACTCGACTATCATCGATGTTGATTCCACCTGTGCCATGTTTTAGAACATTGGCAGCAACGGTTTTTTCTGAAATTGGTTTACGTGCCATGACGATTGGTTCATGTGCTGGTTTTAAAGCAGTACCCCAACCTTCCCACTTCCCACCATTCTCGGTTAGTTCAGTTTCGATAGGAGTGTTATCTGACCCTTGTGCTTTCTTATCAAAGAACCCTTTCTGCCAATCTTCTTGTCCGGTTGGTTCATATTCGTCTCCTAGTCTTGCCTTACGAATTGATTTCCTGCCGCTACCACCATAAATTTCTGTTGCTGTTATTGCTTTACCAACGTTTAAACTTTTCGGGAATCCACTTCCAAAATTCCAAGAAATCATATCTCTTATCTCGAATCCAGCATCTTCAACACGTACTGCCATCCTATGATATGTTCTACTTCCACTGAATGACAATAAGTGACCACCTGGTTTTAATACACGTAAACATTCTTCGAATATTTCTTGACTTGGAACGTCATAGTCCCATTTCTTCCCCATGAAACTAAGTCCATACGGTGGGTCAGTCACAATTGAATCGATGCTGTCGTCATCTAATGTTTTTAATACAACTAAACAGTCGTCATTATATAAATCTATCATTTATTTTCCGTTTTACAAAGGTGATGGTTAAAGATTCTTCTCCACACGTAAGAACGTATTACAGCACTTACCGTGAATATTCCCGTAATACCAAGATTATCAAGCATGGTCATTTCAATGTTCCATAATGGAGCAACGATGTAAATCCATATTATTAGAGATACGAAAAATCCGCTTGTGATATTTAGCAATGATTCAGTGAGTGAACCTAATTTTGATTGTTGCATTATATAAAATATGCTAAAAACATATAATTATATACAATGTGATTTTTATTTTATGATGGGGTTGACCTAAATACCCATTTAGGTTTAAAATAATTTATATGAACGGAGAATAAAATGAAACATGAAATTAAAAATAAAATACTCCACTCTGTTAGAACACCATTGTTCAAGAGCAAGGTATTTAAAGATAAGAAAAAGGAATCTAAAAAGAATGGAAATGATAAGGATAAGGGCTATGATTATAACCCACACCCTTAATATGTTTAATGCCCATATTTATCATAAAATGAATTAATTCCCATCAACTAAATAATATCACTCGTAAGAGTTTTTTAAATAACACAGGAGGTACTGATATAATTATTATGAAATTTGTTTAATAGCCAATAAGGAGGTACTATGAAAAAGTATGATTGGTCAAAAGAAATTAACGGCAATGGTGAAGATATCGTAACGATGTGCTTTATGTGCTTTATTATAATAATGGGTATAGTATCAATGATTAACTAGACATAGGAAATAATATGTTTTACTCATAAAAAAAGGCAACCTTTAACAGTTGCCTTTTTTATTGGTTGATTATATATTACTTATTAAAGATTTTATATAAAACAGCAGCGGCTACTAGTCCAACAAGACCTTGAGCACCAAGTTGTGCAACAATACCAGTGATGGTGCCGATAATGTCACCACCAATGAATGGCACTGTGCCACCGAAAATAACCTGTAATACGATTGCGAACGCAATCAATGCTACACCTGCTTCTGTGCCAGATTTAATCCAGCCTACGATATCTTTTAACATATAATTTCTCCTATGTAGTTAAAATATAGTTTAAAGTCATTCCAGACTTGTAGAAAATGGCAACATTGCCAAATTCATCGGTTTATTTAGTTTTTTATTAATAAACTCATTTTTTATATTGGTCGTTTTTATGCTTGTTGAATAGGATAAATAAGATTAAGTATAATTAAGGAGTAAAATATGTCAGTATCATCATTGACTAGAATGACAACACCATTAGCAACAGACCAATCAGGCTCAAGCCAAGGTTTGTTAATGCCAAAGTTAAAGTATAGATTCCGTGTAGTTTTTGAAAACTTCGGCGTATCTACACCAAGAACTGAACTAACAAAACAAGTAATTGACTTTACTAGACCATCAGTAAGTTTTGACCCAATCGACATTGAGATTTATAACTCACGTGTACGTTTGGCAGGTAAGCATACTTGGGACGATATTAATGTTAATCTACGAGATGATGCTAGTGGCATGGTTTCTAAGTTAGCAGGTGAGCAATTACAGAAGCAATTAGATTTCATGGAACAAGCAAGTGCCGCTTCGGGTGCTGATTACAAATTTACTACACGTGTGGAGATTTTAGACGGTGGTAATGGTGCACACGAGCCAAATGTATTAGAGACTTGGGAAGTATATGGTTGTTACCTTGCTAACGTAAACTACGGAGATTTGAACTACGGTAGTTCAGAGCCAGTTACAGTTGCAATGACATTACGTTTCGATAACGCAGTGCAAACTCCAATCGGTAGTGGCATTGGCGCAGATGTTGGTAGAAGCATTGGCGACAGCGTTTCGTAACTAATCCATTATGGGATTTGGTAGTTTTCTAAAATCTTCACTAAAGGAACAACTAGGTAGTTGGGATGATTTTAGTGGTGGATTTAAAGAAGGGTTCTTCGGGAATGATTATTTCCGTGACTATAAGCACGGAAGTAAGATATTCGTTGCCGATGGGCATGCCCTCGCCCCCACTAATAAATTCCTATTCCATGTTTACTTCACGTTAAACACTGCGGAAATACCACAATTAAAAAAATCACTTGGTCCCGATGGGTCTAATCGTATAGGTATGCTTGTTAAAACTGTAAAACTCCCTACATTCAATTTTGAAGTAGAGGAAATGAATCAGTACAATCGCAAGCGATATATTCAGAAGAAGATTAATTACAGACCATTGAATATCACCTTCCATGATGATGGAAGTGATACTGTTAGGTCTATGTGGTACAATTATTATAATTATTATTATAGTGACCCTAGTCATGGATATGATGGGAAAGGTTCAAATAACCCAAGTTATAATGCACGTGATATATACGATAACGGTCGTGTAATTAACGATTGGGGTTTCAATGGTTCAGGACCAAACGGATATGAAAAACCAGCATTCTTTACTGATATAAAGGTATATGGCATGAACCGAGGAAACTTTACCTCGTACACATTGATTAATCCAATTATTACTGATTGGGACCACGATACGTTCGATTACAGTGCTGGTAGCGAGGTGATGCAACATACCATGACTATCAATTGCGAAACTGTTAAATACGGTCGTGGTAAGGTCGGAGAAGAGGTTAAAGGATTTGGTGAATCATCAATGTATGATACTAGTCCTAGCCCACTGCGACCAGGTACGACTGCTAGTTTATTTGGTCGTGGGGGGATGATAGAATCGGGAAGTAGCATCATTGATGATTTGGCATCAGGTAATATATTGGGTGCCATTAGAACTGGTGGTTCTTTGCGGAATACACTTAAAGGAGCAAATGTGGGGTCACTTGTTGCATCGGAATTAGTATCAGGTGCAATATCAATGGGTACCAATTATATTTCAAATAATGGAAGTAGTCTTAGTAGTACATTTTCAATTCCATCGATTGGAACAGGAATAAGCGCAATAACTAGTGGGATTGGAGGTGCAGTGTCTGGATTATTTTCAGGAAGTAACTTTGGTTCAGTAACCGATAGTATTAGTAGTGCGTTACCTAACATGGGAGGAATAACGAATATGTTCGGCGGAGTATCTCCAAGTGCAAATCAGTTAGCAGCAAAGTTAGCGCCAGGTGTATCATTAAACACTAGTGATTTTGAACATATGTTTGCTACTATGCAATCATCAATGCCACAGGGCATGGCAGTATTAGAAGGTAGTACAGGTAGTATTTCCAATGCACTATCTGGAGTAACATTACCGAGCGTAGCAAATCTACAAGATGGGATTCCGAGCATGGATAGTTTGAAAAATATGGCAAACGATTTAACCCCTTCATTGAACAGTGTTGCTAAATCGTTTGCTCCTGTATCGCAGAGTATATCACAGCAAATGAATACGTTGGTTAAGTCAGGTGAGGTAAAAAAACTTACCAACAGTATGCAATCGGCGGGTGATGTATTTAGTAATGGGATTAAAATAGGTTAGTAATGACAAGAAAGTTAAATGTAGATACGTTTTATTCGGATAGGGATATTGGAATAAGTTCCGAACACTATAGTATTGTATTTGGCTTTTTTAAGAAAGTATTCGATACACCAAACACAGCAGATGCCTTCTCTGTTGATTTATTCAGGGTGTCTAAAGCAATTGATGTATCTGTATTAACCCTCTTGGATTCAATGAAAGACAAAGATAAAATCGGAATATCTGAAATAATGGCATATTATCTTAATCAAATACGCTCACAAAGCGCACTGCTTGGGGTTAGTAATGTCATCACCCCGAATCAACAGGTTGCTAGAAATATATTGGATTAATATATGCCTCGATATTCACAAGGTCATTATAAACCTCGTAATCCAAACAAGTACGTAGGGAAAGGTTCCATTATATATAGAAGTTCATGGGAGTTAGCGTTTATGAATTTCTGTGATAATAACGAACATGTTATGGAATGGGCAAGTGAATCTATACGTATCCCGTATCGTAACCCCTTGACGGGAAAGCACTCCACCTACGTTCCTGACTTTTTGGTTGTATACCAAAACAAACATGGCAAACGTGTTGCTGAATTAATTGAAATTAAACCAAAAAAGCAGAGCATGCTTACGGAGAAGTTAAATAGCAAGGAACGTGCTACGGTTGCTATTAATTACGCTAAATGGGAAGCGGCAATTGCTTGGGCAAAACGTAATCACATTGTTTTTAGAGTAATAACGGAAGACCAAATCTTTCGAAAATAATATGACAAAAAAATTAGAAAGTTTGTTTGAGTTACCCGAATCATCGAGTAGACCAAATGAAGAAGATATTAATACGACACCAGAAGAAATAACAGCAATAGTTGAAATGAGCAATCTTGAGAAGATTGAGAATGCATTAACTGCGGTTCGTGGATTAGAAGCAAGTGATGAAGAAATGGATACACTTGCTAGACAAGCAGTTGAAAGTTATAAAGACTTGATGGACTTAGGAATGAATGTTGAACCACGCCATGCTAGTGAGATATTTGGTGTTGCTGAGCGTATGCTTAACAGTGCAATCACAGCAAAGAACGCTAAGGTTAATAAGAAACTCAAAATGATTGATTTACAACTCAAGAAAGCAAAGTTGGATTTGGATAATCCAGAAGGCGGACTAAGTACGTTATCCAACGGTTCATTATTGGACAGAAACGAATTATTGGACAGACTTATTAAAGGCACAGACGAATCCATCATTGATGTAGAAGAAACTGACAAATAGTATAAATACAGATAACATTTAATTACATACGGTAGGAAATTAGTATGAGAACATTACGAGATTATTTAATAGAGTCATCAAGACAATACGAATACCGTATTAAGATTGCTGGTGAATTATCACAAGAACAAATTGAAAAGATGGAGCAAGGATTTGCGGCATTCGATATGGTTAGTTTATCTGAACCAAAAAGAACACCAATTGAACAGAATCCATTGGGATTTGAAGGTATTAAGAACAAAGAAGTTAACATTTTAGATGCTAAATTCAATTACCCTGCAAGTACAGAGCAATTTGTGCAAATTTGCAAAGATGCAGGTATTGCAGGCAATAGTATTATTGTTGTTAATAAAGCATTTGACGATAGCATGGCAGACGAAGAAGCAAATAAAGACAGAACACCAGAAGATGGGTCTTTGTTGGATAGTGACTTACCTGCTGATATACAAGCACAAGTAGATGCTAATAAAGACTACACTACACCGGGTAGCGAAAAGGATGTTATTAAGAACAGAGCAAAGACAGAATTTGAAGTGGCGGGTGGAAAAACTGCAAAAGCAGTAACGACTAATGATTTGCCACAGAATAACACAAGTCCGTTTAGTGGTGTTAAATTACCTGAGCGTCCTGAGACAGGAGCAAAGTAATGAACCTGCAGGAAAGTATTAGAAATGACTTAAAATTATTCGAAGAGCAAGTATTTGCTGGTTATATAGCAATGTACAATGGGCAGAAACTTGAAATTGACAAAGAAGATGCGGATGGAATATATGACGCAAAGCAATTAGCAATTGCGCATTTTAAAATACCTAAGTCAAAGCAAGGGTTACTAGCGATTGAACCTGCGTACAACGAGGAAGTCAACGAAGATGAAAATCAAGACTATAAAGTATTAGAAACACTTGCTACTTTTAGAGACCTGTATCAACAAATTAAAGTGGTAGATACGTCCGGATATGTACTTGACCAATATAAAGAATCACAGTTGCGTAACATTTATCATGCAATTATTGAGAATTCGTTTACTATTAGAAGTGGAAAACGACAAGACATTCCTGATTTAGACGGTAGCTATTACAACCACCCAATTGATTAATATTATGAACTTACAAGAAAGCATTAGAAGCGATTTAAACAAATTAGACGAAGGTCAACAATCAACAGTAGACTCAGTAATGATTAAAAAACTAAACCAAAAATTTCCATGTTGCAATGCAGTTTCTACATCAGAGTGGGACGGTAAAGCGGGTGGTATTTGGTTCAGAGGCTCAGGTGATTGTGAAATAGAGGTTGAGTACGATGGAGAAAAATATAGCATGCCTTTATATGAACCAGAAGTTTTTACTGACACATTTGGAACTAATCCAGAACTAGCAGAGTTCTTAGAATTAAATGGTTGGTTCACTGAACCATATGATAGTGGTACATTAATGGCATATCCGGATTAATATCATGAACCTACAAGAAAGCATTAGAGGCGATTTAAAACTGTTTGAGACAGAAGACAGAGCAGGAATGGTTATCAACTACGATGACCCAAGTAATCCCGAAGTACGTGTTAGTGGCTTTGGTGATATGTTATTGCATCAACTTGAAGCATCTATTCAGGACAAATTAGTGAACCTTGTAGAGCGTGGCAACGAAGGCAATTATGAAACAATTAATTGGGCAATTTATGAGCAAGGAACTTTAAAACATTTCCTCAAAGCACTTCTTGAAATTAACGACGAAATGATATTGGACAAAGAGTAATGAACTTACAAGAAAGCATTAGAAATGATTTAAACAAATTAGACGAAGGGATAAACGTTGACCGTTTTATGGGCAAATACCAGTTAAGAACTCTTGACGATGTCGAAGAATATGTACGTTCATTAGTTGGGGTTGACCAAAACCACGGTAAAACCGAACTGTTAGCAATTGAAATGGGGTTCAATCCACCACACTCAGGAAACTATGTATATTTTAAACAAAAGCGCGAAGGTGATAAAATTATAGTATTTAATACAATAGGTCCAGGATTTTATATTGGTGAGTATGAGAGTGAATTAGACATATCTGAATTTACAATTCATCTTGACGCACCAACAACTAAAGACGAAGTTGACGAAAGATTACGCGAATACCTCGGTTATCTAACTGATGTAAAACAAGTTGCAAAAAAACTTCATAGTGATTACACTGACTTCGAAAGCAAACGCCATTTGCCTCAGGGTTTGTATTAGGATAATAAAATGAAAAAACTAAACGAAGGACCAACAATCAAAACAGACCACAAAGGCAGTCATTTAACGAATGCCGATGGAGAAGTTGTACAGTCTTTTGCAAAAGATAGAGCAGGATTAAAAGCCGCCAGACAATCTATGTACAAGAATTACAAAGGTCTTAATATGAAAAAACCTGAACCACAAGAGCCAGTTGAAGAAGATTCAGCAGTAGACCCACGCATTAATATACACCGTGGTGAACAAGTAATGAAGAACAATTACCGTAAAAATGCAGGTGTTGATATGCCTGCTGATAAGGTTGCTAAGATGCAATCAACACGTGCTGATTGGGACGCAGATAACGAGGCTAAGTTTGGTAAATTTGATTGGAATAAAACCCCTGAATTCGAAAAACCTAATGCAAGAGCATCGGAGTTGAATAAACAAGCAAAAGCGGCTAGGGCGAATTTTAAATCACCTACATTAACACCACAAGAACGTGAAACTTATAAACAATCGCGCAATGCTCAAACTGCACAAGCAAATAAACAACGAGTTGCAAATGGACAAACACCATTTGCAATGGAAGATACAATTACAGAAAATACGGGTGGGTTTGAAGTACGTTTAGACAATGGTGGTAGAGTTCCTATAGGAAAACATACATTTACATACCACGTCAATGACGCAAGTGAAGCAAATGCAGTAGCACGTTCTGCAGAAAAAAGTGGAATGACAGTTCTTGACATCGATAGCGAAGAAATCCGCATTGATGCACAAGCACACAAACATAGTAGTTTGGTAAATTCACTACAAGACTTAGAAATTAACGGATACATAACAGAAGGAGTTACAGTTCATCCAAGTATGGTGTCGCAAAAAGGTCGCTACAAGGTTTTTTACAGTATACAGGATTCACTTAAAGTTGCACAAATAACACGATGGGCAGTAAAGAACAATATAACAGTACGGAAATATGACACGGACAAATTTATTATTCGTGGTAACGCATCAGACCACAGAAGTATGGTAAGTTATTTGCGCAATAAAGGAATTAGTGCTGATGCAACAGTTATGAATCCTTTAATTACTAAAGACACCGATATATACTCCGATGACGATATCAATGCTGATATTAAACAAACCTACAACGTTGACGACGAAGGACACTTAGTAACTGGTGACGGTGACGAAGTTACAGGGCCTGGAATTTCTACAAGAATACAACAAAAAATACAACAAGATAGATTAATGCACAACGAGGATAACACAATGTCTAATTTAGATAAAAAATTAAAAAAACAACTAGAGGAAGGCATTACAGTTAATACTACCTCCACAAACGACGATAACGTTGAAAATAATGTAAATGTTA